GTAAGCACAATTACCAAAGAACATAAGTTTTTTACTGAAAATACGGAATGCCCTACCTGTGGACAGACTATAGAAGAGGAATTTAGGTTAAATAGAATTGATGACGTTCAAACTAAGGCAAAGGAACTTAAGAACGGTTATGAAGAACTTGAAAAAACAATTGAGTTCGAACAGGAGAGAGAGCGTCAATTCAATGCCCTATCCCAGGAGATTACAAAACTAACGCATGGCATTTCTCAAAACAATACTCGGATTAGTCTCAACCAAAGACAAATCAGAGATCTTGAACATGAAATTCAAACTATTACCAGTAACCTACAAAACAGAAATACTGAACATGAGAAGTTAGAAGAATTTAGACAAAATCTCCAAAAGACATTTGAATACTTAGCACAAAAGAAACAAGAAATCGTTTATTACGATTTTGCCTATTCCTTACTCAAGGATGATGGCGTAAAAACGAAGATTATTAAAAAGTATCTTCCGTTCATAAATCAACAGGTTAATCGTTATCTTCAGATGATGGATTTTTACATCAATTTCCATCTTGATGAAGAATTTAAAGAAACTGTTAAATCTCCTATTCATGAAGATTTTTCTTACAGTTCCTTTAGCGAAGGTGAAAAGATGAGAATCGACCTTGCCCTACTTTTTACTTGGCGTGAAGTAGCGCGTGTCAAAAACTCTGTTAACACCAACCTGTTGATTATGGATGAAGTTTTTGATAGTTCCCTAGATGGATTTGGTACAGAAGAGTTTTTGAAAATTATTCGATACGTCATTAAGGATGCGAATATCTTTATCATCTCACACAAAACCGATCTGCATGACAAATTTGAAAGTGTCATAAAGTTCGATAAAGTCAAAGGTTTTTCCCGTATAGTATCAGTATAAGCATTAGGACAATGACTACGCCAAACTGGCAACACCATTCAAAGAAGGAACAGAAGCGCAAACTGAAACCTCAAGCAATGCGATCTAGGAGAGAAGCACTCCGCCAGTTTAAAAAGCGTCACATGACCCCGCCCAAACAGCGGGGTTCTTTTGTATGATACGTACATACACAAAAGATTCATGACTGTCCGCCACGAAATTAAGTCCCAACTTGCCAAACTCCTCGCTACTGAGGATCTGATGGTAGAGCACAAAAAAGTTGAGACCGCTTGTTTCAATGTCCATACTCGCGTTTTGACTCTTCCTATGTGGGAAGCAAGCAGCGGTGTATTTGACATGTTGGTTGGTCATGAGGTTGGACACGCTCTCTATACTCCAGATAGAAATTGGTTAACTGAAGTCAAGATTCCTCCTCAGTTTGTCAACGTTGTTGAAGACGTTCGTATTGAGAAATTGATGAAACGCCGATATATGGGTATTTCTAAGACTTTCTATAGGGGATACCAAGAACTTTCTGACAAGGATTTCTTCGATCTTGATGGGGAAGATATCTCTGAGTTCAGTCTCGCTGATCGCGCCAATCTGTATTTTAAGATTGGTAACTTCGTTGAGGTTCCATTCTCTGAGAAGGAGATGGAAATTATTCGCCAGATTGAGTCTTGCGAAAGTTTTGATGACGTTCTTTCTGCAGCGGAGACTTTGTATAAGTTCTGTAAACATCAAGATGAAGTAAACACTAACATCGATAACCTAGACACCAATCAGCAGAATCAACAGTCTTCTGGGGGTCAGAATGGAGGTGATATGACTCCGCAGGATCAACATGACGACTCTTCTGATGCCTCTGATGAAGTTGAAGATGATAACTTTGAGTCGGAAGAACCTGAAGAAGGAGAATCTTATGGCGGTACGGCAGATAAAGAAGAGCAGCAAGATAATCCTACAGATCCTCCCAATATCCCTCCCAGCGGTTCTGGTGGCATTTCTGATACAGTAAAGACTATGGATTCTCTAGAGCAAGCTCTTAAGGATCTTGCTTCGATGGAGGGTTCTGAAGAGAATGTTTATCTAGAAATTCCTGCTGATCTTGATATCGATAAAATTGTTATTCCTATGAATGAAATTCAGCAAACTTTGAATGATTCATGGCAAGATTATGAAGATGATATCTTTGAAATTCCTGACGATTTGTATGCAAAATTCAAGCGTTCTGCTCAGAAAGAAGTCAATTACTTGGTAAAAGAATTTGAGTGCCGCAAGTCTGCGGACTCATATGCTCGTGCCACTACTGCTCGTACTGGCGTTCTGGACTGCACTAAACTCCATACTTACAAATTTAATGAAGATCTCTTTAAGAAGGTAACAACCCTTGCTGAGGGTAAGAATCATGGATTGGTGTTTGTCCTTGATTGGTCTGGTTCTATGCAGTACGTTATGGAAGATACTATCAAGCAACTGTATAATCTAATTTGGTTCTGCCGAAAGGTTAATATTCCGTTTGATGTTTATGCGTTTACTTCGGAATATCCAAGGGTTAGTTATGATGAAGACGGAAAAGCAATCATCAAACACTACTGCTATGAGCGTAAGCATGGACTTCTTGGTATTCCCGAATGGTTCTCTATGATGAATCTGTTTACTAGTAAGTGTAATGCTAAAGAATTGGATTTTCAGATGTTGAGACTTTATCGTTTGGCATATTCATTCTCTCATTATGCTGCTTATCGCTATCCGACTGGGATGGGTCTTTCTGGAACTCCTTTGAATGAAGCTCTTATGTGTCTTCATAAGATTATTCCCAACTTCAAGAATGAACATAAACTTCAGAAAGTGCAATGTGTTATTCTGACTGATGGGGAAGCAGCACCTTTGAAATATCATCGGGAAGTTCAACGTCATTGGGAGGAAGAACCTTTCCTTGGTGTTGCTGGTATCGGTCGTAATGCATTTCTTCGCGATAGAAAATTGGGAACGACTTATTCCTTTGACTGTGAATGGTATGATTTTACAAAAGTTCTTCTTAGGAATTTGAAGGACAGGTTTACGGATACTAATTTCATCGGTTTGCGCGTTCTTGAGAGTCGTGATGCTGGATCTTTCATTCGACGTTATTGCGGATACTTTTCTCCTAAAGTTGATAAGGTTATGTCTGTTTGGAAAAAGACTAAAGCATTTTCTCTAACTAACACTGGATATGATAAGTATTTTGGTATCTCTGCAACAGCACTCTCTAGCGATTCTGACTTTGAAGTAAAAGAAGACGCAACAAAGTCTCAAATTAAGAGTGCTTTTAAAAAGTCTCTTGCATCTAAAAAGATGAATAAGAAGATTCTTGGAGAATTTGTAGAACTTATTGCTTAAAATAAATAGTAATGAAGATTACAGAGAAACCAATGTCCCGTTTTGGAGATCTAGCTAGCGGTAAACCCGCTGCCAAACCTGCAGCACCTGCAGCACCAGCACCGCCTGCCCCCGCTGTTGTCCCTACAAAACCAGTAGAAGCAGTTGCCCCTAAGAAGAAATCCAAAAAGTAATCCAATTAATAAACTGTCACAGGGGGCACTGAACGCCCCCTTTTTTATGTGTATAATAAGTTCAGTTCAAACAAATCAATGCCCTTCGCTCCTGTACCCGTGACTACTGATGATCTGATTTCTTACCTTACTAAAAAGCATGGTGAGACTGTCGGTGTCCCCGAACTGCTTGGTGCTTCTGATCATTTCGGTTGCTCTCTTGCTACTGTCAAGAAGCGTCTCAAGGATAACAAGTCTGGTATCGGTAAATGGAATTTGACTGTTGCCGAAAAACTGGAAAAGAATTATCAGGCACCTGCTGCGCTTCCAGTAACCGAACAAAACCTTATCCCTGAAAAAAATGATACCTTCGTCAAGTTTGGTAATTTCAACGATCTACGCAAAATTATTCAGTCGCGACTGTTCTATCCAGCGTTCATTACGGGTTTGTCGGGTAATGGTAAAACGTTTTCAGTCGAACAAGCCTGTGCTCAGTTGGGTAGGGAACTGATTCGTGTAAACATTACTATTGAAACTGATGAAGATGATCTTATTGGCGGTTTCCGTCTTGTTAATGGCGAAACCGTCTGGCACAATGGCCCAGTCGTTGAAGCACTCGAACGAGGTGCTATCTTGCTCCTTGACGAGATCGACCTTGCCAGTAATAAAATTCTCTGTCTCCAGAGCGTCCTTGAAGGCAATGGAGTCTTTCTCAAGAAAATTGGAAAGTTTATCAAACCCAGTAAAGGTTTCAACGTCATCGCAACCGCAAACACTAAAGGTAAAGGTTCAGACGATGGACGATTCATTGGAACTAACGTGCTCAACGAAGCCTTCCTTGAGCGATTCCCAGTAACCTTTGAACAGGAGTATCCTACTCCTGCAAATGAGATTAAGATTCTCACCAATGTTGCTCGCGATCTTAATGTAGTTGCTCCTGACTTCTGCAAGCGTCTTGTAGATTGGGCAGATATCATCCGTAAGACCTTCTATGATGGCGGCATTGAGGAAATCATTTCTACTCGCCGTCTAGTCCACGTCATCCGTGCCTACAGCATCTTTGCCAACAAAGAAAAGGCAATCGAAGTCTGCGTCAATCGTTTCGATGATGAAACCAAGCAGGCATTCCTGGAACTTTATGATAAAGTTGATGAAGACTTCCAACTCACTCCTGACGATGCTCCCGTTGCAGAATCTGAAAAAGAGTGATACAATATGATTAATTCCTGGTCCCTACTATTTGATGAATTAAAAATGGACGAGTATCCTTATAGTGAACATGATTTTCATCCAGACTATACCGAATTGCCTGACACAATTCCAACTCTTAACATTGAAATGAACAGCAACAATCCCAATCGATTTAAGTACAGCGAAGAAAGTATTATCAAAGAACTAAGCGATTATATTTCTGGTACATATAACCAGCATTATTCTGCTGGCGATGATAAAATTCAGACACTTGATCTGATTGAAGCATGTGGCGATGGCGAAGCATTCTGCCGCAGTAATATTCTCAAGTATGCCTCTCGCTATGATAAGAAAGGCACTGCTCGTCGCGACATTATGAAGATCTTGCACTATGCTGTTCTTTTGATGCACTTCAACGACAAGAACGCAAAACGTGAGGACTACCCTAACCGATGAAATTGAAACCTAACAGCATGAAATTATCTGACAACACCCTGACTATCCTCAAGAACTTTGCAGGAATCAACAACTCTATTCTTGTAAAGCAGGGAACTAAACTCCGCACTATCTCTGTAGCAAAAAACATTCTTGCGGAAGCAGACATCAAAGAAGAGTTCCCTCGGGACTTTGCGATTTATGATCTTAATCAATTCCTGAATGGTCTTGGTTTGCATCAGGATCCAGACCTAGACTTCAACGAAACTTCTTATCTCAGCATCAAAGAAGGTAAGCGTCGGGTCAAGTACTTTTATGCAGATCCTAATGTAATCATTGCTCCTCCTGAAAAAGAAATCAATCTTCCTACTGAAGATGTTTGTTTTCAGTTGGATAGTACTTCTTTGGAGAAACTTGTAAAAGCAGCAGCAGTCTATCAACTCCCTGATTTGTCTGCTGTTGGAGAAGCAGGTGTTATCAAACTAGTAGTTCATGATAAGAAGAACGACACCTCTAACCAGTATGCTATTGTAGTTGGCGAAACTGATCAGGAGTTTAGTTTTAACTTCAAAGTTGAAAATATCAAGATTATCCCTGGTGCATATGACGTAGTTGTCTCTTCAAAACTGCTTTCCCAATTTACCAATACTAAGTATGATCTCAAATACTACATTGCGTTGGAACCCGATTCAACCTTCGGTTGATATTCCTCTTAGAATCGTAGGCAGCATTGGCGTTATTGTTGCCTACTTCGTTATTCTACACGTAAATGTCCTTGCAGGTGTTTTTATCAACCTCGCAGCAGATTTAATTTCAATACCTTACTTTATTAGAACTAAATCTTGGGATGTTGTCGCCATGTTGTCTTTTCTACTTGCGATCAGTATTAGTAAACTGATCTCATGAATGCAAACACTTTGAGGATTGTTGGAAGTGCCAGTTTGCTAATTGGTTACTTCCTTCTTCTGTATTTGGA